ACCACCGACTTTTTCAGCGGCATTAACAAGTTTGCTAATTGCGGCTGAACGATTTTGTTTTAGTTTATTAAAACCACTTGTATTATTTTCCATTGTATTGTTTTGTATTGCGTTGTATGTTCGTTTTGTATCATACAAATTGAAACTAACGTTGATTTCAATTTGTATAAAATATTTTATACTAAAAATTGTGATATGTAAATAAGAAAATGTATAAATAAAAATATACCGACCGCGATACTCCAATATCCGCCGGCTCTACACAGTACCTAACTAAAGCACCATTATGCAGCAAAAAATATTTATATCTGAAGGATTGCCGATTACCGAACATGAAGAAATTATTAATCCTCTGTATGATGAAACTCCAATTGTTTATCTTTATGTAAAGCAACATTCTATTACTAAACTTAAATATTTTGGTAAATATACGGGTGTCGATCCACATAAGTATCAAGGTTCAGGCAAGCATTGGAAACACCATTTAAAAAAACACGGGAATAGATTTATAGAAACGTTAAAAATTTGGTCATTTAATTATCTTCCAGATGCAACTGAATTTGCTTTAAATTTTTCTTACATTAACAATATTGTAAAATCAGCTGAATGGGCAAATGAAATACCAGAAAATGCTTTAGACGGTATATCAAAAGGATTTAAAATGTCAGAAGAATCACGAAGAAAGATTAGTAAGTCTAAAAAAGGAGTAAAACATTCAGCTGAACAAAACCTCAGACAGAGCGAGTTACAAAAAGGAAGAAAACATTCAGCTGATGGCAAGAAGAACCAAAGTGAAGCACAGAAGAAACGATTTTCTAATCTAGCTGAAAGAGAAAAGCATGCTTTGGGAGCTAAGAAAACGATAGGGGTAAGAGTGGGTAAAAAACATTATAATAATGGAATAATAACTAAAACTTTTCATTTGCATCCAGGTGAAGGTTGGGTACTTGGAAGAGTCCCATGTAATAGCATAGTTGAATTATAAACATATAGTATTTTACAGTGTATTGTTTTGTATTGCGTTGTGTATTATTATAATCTATTTGCTTACACTTGTAAACAAATTTATTACAATAGTTTTGTGTTTTTCTACATTCATTTCTGAACGCAGGAAAGGTTTATACTTAATGATGCGGTGAGATATGTCTGACGATATTTCAAGCGGATCGCTAAGATTTTTATTTATACTCTTTGTAAAGTTAAGCAGATTGTCTAAGATTGCCAATGATTCCAGACTTACTTTTTCGGCTTGGTATAGTTTATAGATTGCAGGAACATCATTCTTATCACGAGGATTAAAGAGTTCATCAAACGAATAACCATTGCGTTGTGCGACCGTTGCAGCATCACTCATTTCAGAGTTAAAGCGATAGTCTAATGCTTGAATACGTGCACACCATTCAGCATATATTGCATCACTCATGTTGTTGATCCATGTTTGTCCTGCAATTACATTGCTCATGAAATAGCAAATCAAGTCATTCTTTTTGGGGTAAGAGCGTGATAACTTTTCAAAAGAGTAACGATTGCGATTAGCCATAAAGCTTTCACGTTTTAATCGTGGTCCTTTAAAGTTAAACTTAAATGCATCATAAGTACCACCTTTTTTGAAATGCAGGTTGATTGCCGTATAGATACTCCATACATCAAATGGTGCAACTCCGGTTTCAGTGGACAAACAAATCACGCAAAGACTCCAGTTGAAGATTTGGGTAATAGGTTATTGCGTTGTGCTTCAGCTTCAAGTTTTTCTTTAAGACTGCCAACAACCAACTTGTGTACATCATCAGCTTCCAAGCCGTTGCTGTCACAATAGTCAATGATGGCTTCAAGATAACCCATTTCTTTATGCTTGACCCGTCTTTCAATTTGCATTGCAAATTCTTGCTTGCTTAATACTTTAATAGGTAGTTCTTCAGTCATTATAGTTTATTTTCAATTACTTTAAGTAGGATAGTATGTTCGTTAAATCGTCCATTTGCAGGCTTCTTTTTCAGCTTTGCAGCTTCAAGTGTTTTTTCCAATGCCTTAGGAGTACTCCCTAGTACTGCATTTAGCAGGTCTTTAGGTTTGCGCAATGTTGCGGTATAACTAGCATCTAGGTCATAGCTATTGATACTTGTACCTTTAACTTCAAATCCTGCACCGCCTTTTGCAAAGTATACACCAAGTTGTCGAGTCTTGGTATTAAACACATATAGGCGTTGTGCTGTAGGAATACGTGATGGATTGATGCTGTCAATGTTATACTCACTGCTGTTGGTTTGATACTTCAACTTTGCAACTTGTTTGCTTGCGTCCTTGACCTTCTTAACACGCGGCTTGCGCATGCTAACCTTAATCTTGGCATGTGCATTGACATCACCAATCATAACTTCAATATTCTTTACAATCTTGCGCAGGTCAGTGCGTGCTAAGTGGCTGTATCCTTCAACCAACTGTGGGTCTTCTTTAGAGTAAGCACCATTATACTCAGCATACACTGCATTAAGCCATTCAAGAATAAACTTGCAGCCTTGAGTTGGTACCTTACTATCACGCAAGTAACTTACAAGATTGACAGTCGCAACTTCAGTACTAACATCGCACCATGCATCAATCAATGGATCAAGTAGTGCACCAATGATTTCTTTTTCAACTTTAACTTTGATGCGTTCCAATGGAGATGGCACATATGCTTTAGGCTCAGCGTTTTCTAATGCAGCCACATATGTTGCGTTGCGCAATACTGCCAATGCGTTGTTGATTTCAGCCTTTGCAGTGCTGCGGTCATCCTTAGGAGTTGGCGGATTCTCATGTCCAGGCAATGTTGCATAATACTCATGTGCATCTGGATGAAGGCTAGGCATTCCTCGTTCAAGGCAGCGTACAAGTTTGCCAACCGTACTAGGCAATACATTTGGACTAGCATCTTTAATAGCAGATACTTCGGTTTGAGTATATCCTTCCTTCTTCATCCAATCCAATACCATCGGCTTCATTGCCGCTGCATCAAGATAGTAATTGTAGAATTGCAATGCACGCTGACGAGTACGATAGAACTTTTCAGTTTCCCACTTTTCCCATCCATGCCAATCCGGTTCCTCGCCAGTCCATTTACTGTCAGGCGCTAATACACGCCCTGCTCGGAATGCTGCGCTCATGCGTTGTTGAATGGGATTACACTGGTGACCGTACTAACTTTGATACTACGCCAACCTTTGTTGGCAACATCAAAGGCACGCAATGGAGAGTCAGACGCATCACTAACAATGCCAGTTCCTTTAGGAGCAGCCTCAACAGGAATATCTGCAAGATGTAGTGATGCAATCATTTCGCGTACAGTACCATCCTTCTTGGTAAAGGTGACAGCATGTGCACCGGTTTGCAGTGCGGTTTTTAGAGTTTCTTTTGTATGTTCGATTTTCATTACAGTTTATTATAATCTAATTTCTTGAGAATGTAAAGGACTTTATAATAATGTCCGGGTTTGAATACTACAGTTTTTTGGATTCTTACGGTTTAATGCAAACCACTCAACATCGTTTGCATCTAGATACATCAATGCAAGGCGGATCCATTCACCATGAGAAATAATGACAATTGGAGCATCACTGCTATTGCGCATCCGCTCTAGCAATACACCTTGGAAAAATAATACAACCCGCTGATAAGCATCTGCATAACTTTCACCGCACTCTGCACGGTAATAAAAGTTAAAGTGTTCTTCACGCTTGAGGTGTCGGTTATCAACTACAGTTCGGAGACTGCCCCATTCACGCTCACGTACCAATACATCCTCTGTAAGGCTTGGTACGCGGTCTTGCGCTAATACACTATAGATATTGCTTGCTGTTTGCTTAGCGCGCATGTATGGGCTGCAAACAAGCTGTGGCGTTGGGTGAGAGATTAGGGCTGCCAATTGTGTACCAGCTTCTAAACTTTGTTCATGGCCAAGAGCCGTTAACTCAATGTCACAATCATTCTTATCATAATACACTTGAGTATTGAGATTGCCTTCGCTTTGTCCATGGCGAATCAGGTATATTTGAATTGGTTTCATAGCGTAGTTTCAAAAATGTTTCCAATGATTTCACAGTCTACCCAAGGATTATCAGTAACCATTACCCAGTCTTCAACTAGCAATACTGTATTTTCTGAGCTGTGTATCTCAAAAGCATATTGATAATAATCCCAGACAATTGTAGCATTACATAATGTTGATTGATCATTTGATGGGATTTTAAGTAATACAATGTCTCCTTCATATATAGGGTTTCCATTCTTATCAAGAAGACCTGTGTATTGTTGAAGTACAAATTCAGATCCATCAAATGTATCAAAGAACTCAACATTATGTTTACCATCATTAGATTCTTCTGGAAGAAATGCTATTGATTGGGAGCAATGATCTACCCAACTTTTCACCCACCGCTTTTTAAAAAAATCCCACACGCGAAATTTTAGTTGTCTTTTCATAGTAATTCTGGATTTTCAAAAATATTGCCTATAACAGTTAATAAGAGTTCTCCTGAGTTATTAATAAAATTAAGAAATACTTTTGGAAAATGCCCCAAATTTAAATTATCGGGATAATGCTTCTTCTTAACAACTACTACTCGTCTATATGACACTTCCTCGGAAGGTACACTCTGAAGTCCATTTTCATCAAATGCAACTAC